CGCTCTTTCGCATCTTATCACGATACTCTTCAGTCAACATGTAAGACCTATCAAGAGTCTTATTTACTGCTGACCAACCACCAGTACCACCTTCTTTTAAATTCAGACATTTAGGGTCTGTAAACCATAAGTCTCCGATTAGTTCACGTTCTGCATTGTTTAATTCTTCTTCAGATTTATAGAAATCTAAAATTTCAAAATCAAAAGGGTCTGTTTTGATTCTCTCCTTTAATTTTTTTCCACTTCCAGTATAACCATCTTCTATATTATCAGTGATATGTTGACCGAGATAGTAATCATCATTCTCAAATAAAATTTTATAGGTATAATAATACATACTCATATTTATATTAGTTCGATACTCAAGACTCGAACTATCTACCGACTTCACCTAGAAACTTTTCTTTACATTCTTCCCATGATAAGAAACAAAGTTCGTCATAGAACAAAGTTTCATTTAGATTTATTCTGTCATTGTTGATAAGATTATTGATACGTTTTCTGGCATATTTTTCTTTCCAGAGTTCCGATAATGCTTCTGTACTTGTATCAATTGACTTAACAAGTTGATTCTCTTCTATCTCACCTCGTAAGAATTCACGTGAATTATCATAGAGTGATGACCAATAGATACCTCTTTGATGGTCTGACTTGATAATATCTTTAGGTATATCAAGTCTAGAATACATAAATTGTCTCATACGATTACGATGGTCTCTCTTAAGAGTTTGACCATTTTCTCTTTTTGCAACATAGAGTAAGAAGTATCTGTCGTTGTAATGTTTTTCAGCATACTTCAACATTTCTTTTTCAGTGTCTTTGGTCAATTCATATGATAGAGAACCTTTACTATAACCCATTTTCTTCCAATGTTTCAGTCTATCGTATTGTGATAGACCACCTGTTTTAGCTTTACCATATAAAGACGTAGTTGTCACTGATACAAGTGTATCACCATAGTTTTCTTTCCATTGACGTTGAACATCATCGGATAAACATAGAAGTGCCAATAGTTTTCCACCTGTATAATTGAAACCAAGTGGCTGAAGGGGAACAATCGTTGAACCGATGGCACTATTATTGAGTTTACCACTATTAGTTTTGTATTCTCTTTCCCAACCAATATGGTCGTCTCTAGGTGTTAAGTCAATAAAGTCGCCTGTAATACAAATGACACCTAGATATTTACCTGTCACTTTATCTCTTATAAGATAATGTAGATTACGACCAATGTTTGAACTATTTTTCATAGTTGATGTCATTGTTCTAACACAATTCCATTTTTCTGTTAGAGTACCTGCTGATTGATTGTCTTTGATACTATCGGTGTATACAAGTTCAGGTTGTAACTTTTCAAAATCCATTGGGTCTTCTGGAAACCAAATGTTGTTCTTTGATTCGTTAATTAATTTTTCATGTTCAGGATTTACAAGTTGCTGTTCTACGCCGAACAATGTAGATGTCTCTTGAGTTGGATATTTCATTTGAATTTCTAACCACTTCTGATAAAGAGTATACTCTTCAACACCCATTTGTGAAACATAAGATAAATCGTCTATAATTTTTTGACGAAGTTCATCTTTTTCAAGTACGTCTTTTTCTACAAAATTTTCTTGATAACTATCGTATTGTTTTTGTACAAATGCTTCCATAATTATACTTTAAAGTCGTTAAATCTATTTGCTCTATCCATAACAGGTGTATCTTCATTGGTATCAACACTATCAATAAGTTCTTCCTGTGCTTCTTGTTCAACGTCATAGAACTTCATTCTACTTCTGTCGACACCGATAACAAATCGTTTGAAGATTGTAGGGTCATTATATCGATTCTTTAATTGTTTTACAACCATTTGGTCTAGGTCTTCGAGTTCTTCACTTGTAATCAATGCAAACATTAAGTCAGCAGTTGCAGGCAAACCAAAGGATTCGGAAGTATCTTCGAGACCAATATCTGTTGAACCATAACCACTTCTTGTAGTTTGTGTTGCACTGACAATAGGCACATCAAACTCAACTGCAAGACCACGAAGTTCTTCTGCAATACTTTTTACAAGTGTGTAAGAGTTTGCACCAGCACCAGGTCGAATACGATACGATGCACAAATGTTTAGATAATCAATAAAGATAATATCTGGTTGAAAATCTTTCTTGATATCGAGTTCTTGTAATAGATGTCTGAAATGACCAACATGAGCAGATGCAGTTGGATATTCTTTGACAATCAGTTTACCATTTGTTTTGTTTTTCAATCTATCAATCTTTGTTGAGAATTGTTTCTTTGATAATTCTGGTATATCTTTAATTGGAATGTTCAAAGTATTTGCATCAATTCTTTCTGCAATCTTTTCTTCTGACATTTCCATTGTGAGATACAAAACATTTTTACCCATGAGTAAACAAGACGATGCTTGGTGACACATGAACATAGATTTACCAACACCTGTACCTGCAAGACAAATGTTCAATGTTTTGTTTGGAAGACCACCTTTCGTAATCTTGTTAAAGTATTCTAAATCAAAAGGAATCTTTTCTTCTTCTTTGTTATAAAAGTCAAATCTTTCATCTGCATCTTCAATAACATCGTGACCGATGTGAGTATCAAATGATACAGAGAGAGCATCTTTGAGTAATTCTGGTATCTCACCTGTTGACCTCTGAGACTTCTTATCAATGACATCAATAGATGACATAACTGCTAGATAGATTGCTCTATCTTTGCACCATTGTTCTGTCTCATTAACTACCCATTCAAAAGGTGACTCATCGGTATCGGCACTTAATTTCTCCAATAGTTGTTGAGATTCACCAATCGTTTTGTCATTGACATTGATTGATTTATCTAGATTTATGAGAAGTGCTTCAACGGTTGGATTTTTAGTATAAGTATCGAAATACTCTTTAACTAAATTAAAGAGTAATTGTTCCGATGAGTCGGTGAAATATTCTGATTTGAGAAAAGGTATTACTTTACGTGTATACTCTTCAGACTGAATCAGATTCTTCAGTATCGTCTGTTCTATTCTTGTTTCCATATTTAAAATAACTATTCACTACTAATTCTAATCTTTCCATTACTTCTTCTGTAAAGTATTTTTCAGGATTATTATTAATTGTTTTACCAAATTCTGTTTTACCATTTGGTAGTTCAACTCTTGTTGATGACTTTTTAAAGACACCAGATGAGAGAGCTAAATCTAATAGACCATAATATCTATCTAGACCTTTGTCATAGGTTAGTCTTACATCAACCATTCTGTTTTCAACGGTAAGTCTGCTCTTAGCATTCTTACAATGAATGATGTTACCAATAACTTCTGTACCTTCTTTCTCTTTTTTCTTTGAGAGATAGATGATTGAAGAAGCTGCATATTTAAGTCCTGAACCACCACCCATTTCTTTTTGTGGGAACATTGAACCGATTACATCGTAAGTATGATTAGTTACAATCATAGGAACTTTTGCACGACCAAGTTTTAGTGTCAATACTCTAAATGCACCTTTGACTATCTGAGCTCGAGTCATATCTCTTGTCTCTTTACCTGCTGCTGTGTCTTCAATCTCTTTAGTAGTTGATAACATACCAAGAGAATCTAAACAAAACATCATTGGAGGTCTTTCTGACTCGTCTGTTTCTAGATATTTGTCAAGAATACTGATTGCCTGTTGTCTGAATTCTTGAACGGTAACTACAGGCACAATTACCACTCTGTTTGAATCGATTCCTCTTTCTTCTATCATTTCTTTTGTGATAGCAGATTCAGATTCGAAGTAGATAACAGCTGCATCTTTGTTGTCTTCTAAGAATTGTTTACACATTCCTAAGGCAAAATATGTTTTACCTGTAGCAGACTCACCTGCAATTGCTGTTATTTTGTTTTTAGGAAGTCCACCGTATAGTGAACCTGATAATAAGGCATTGAAAATGTAAGAACCACTATCTACAAATGAATCTACATCGCCAGCTGCCACACCATCGGAAACAATATTTGCATATTCATTACCCGATGCTTTGACTAAGTCTTTTATAAATGACATAATTCACACCTCTCATAATTTTTATACAACTAGTATAACACTAGTTATATTATTCTTCAAGTGACTTTTTGAGGTCACATAATCTATCTGTCTTCACATGCTCTTTCATCATTTCGAGAAGCATTTTAAGTTGGGTTTCCATATGAATAATGAAACCAAACACAATAACAAATAAACCAAGATAGATACAATCTAATAACGAAACTATCATACGCTAAGTTCTCCTTGTATCTCGATTAATCCCTTTTCTTGAAGGATTTTTCTATTTTCTAAATGATTCTTTTCTATATCTTCTTTTGACTGACCATCATAAACAACTGCCATATTTTCTTCAATCATTTGTGCATTTACACAATATTTCGTTTCATAAGATGGATGACCAACATTATCCCAACAATATAAATCTCCTAAAATTCTACCAAATTTGCCTTTGTCATGTGATATCAGTGTTATTTGTTCTGCATTTGATAACATTTCTTTTAAATGTTTTTTGGATAATTTACCGAATTGTTTTTCTACTAAGTCTCTTGTTCGACTTTCAGGTGTATCGATACCTTTCATCCTCACTCTTTGTTTTTTATACATCATACCGAAACCTAAATCGATATCTACATCTACCGTGTCGCCGTCTACTACTTTAACTATTTTTACTTTATATTCATACATGATTAGATTCCATTTTCAGGATATAGTTGGTTATGTTTTCTATGTTTCATTTTTTCTTCCCAATTTTCAACTGCTCTTTTGATACCTTCTTCTGCTAGAACAGAACAATGTAATTTGATTGGTGGTAATTCAAGTGCTTCTGCAATCTCTTTATCTTTTATTTGTTTTGCTTCATCAATTGTTTTGCCTTTAAGCATTTCAACGAACATTGTTGATGATGCTATAGCACTTCCACAACCATAAGTTTTAAATTTAACGTCTTCAATTACATCTGTATCAGGATTAAGTTTGATATCTAGTTTCATTACATCACCACATGCTGGTGCACCAACTAATCCTGTTGCTACGTTTGGGTCTTTTGGGTCAAATCGGCCTACGCCATGAGATTTAGGATTTTTTAAAACGTCTTCAAATCTATCAACCACTTTTTTACTATATGCCATGCTTCTATTTATCCAAAGAAAGAATCAAGCGATGCGACTGGTTCAACATTCCAGTTAATAAGTTGAACAATATTCTTTAATGGTTCAACAAATGATTTATCGAACTGCATATCATAATCTATGAATCTATGTAAATCAAATTCTCTTGGTAAACTTGTAGTAAATGAAATCACATTCTCATTGATTGGATTCGGCAATGTAAGATATGTGAAATGAACTTTTTCGCCATTTTTAATTGTTTCGTATCTCATATCTAAATTTCTTTTATTTAATAGATTATTATATAGAAGAGAACCTCTGACATGAATTGGTGTCCCTTTAGCATAGATATTTGTACTATCTTGATATTGTATTAACCCTTTACAACCTCTAGGAAAAGCAACTTCTTCTGGAGTTAATGTTCTAAATTCTTTTCTTGTTGTTTCAACAAACTCCCATAAATCTTGTTCTGATTTATTCATAACCACATTTAATGCTTCTTCTAGTTTGTTACGCACCCATTGAGGCGTTGATGACTTTGCAGTTTCGATGCCCATCATTTTTAGTTTAGGTTCTCTGAGTCTGACTCCTTCGTTGTCATGTACATTCAGAATGTATCTTTTCTTTGCAGTCCAAATACCTCTGTCTGCAATGACTTCTCTACCCATTTCCATTTTCTGTTGAAATGCATTAGTATATTCTGCAAGGTCTTTGAAACCATCTGCAAGAGCTTCTTCGATTTTAGATTCTGCTTTTGATAAGAAGTCTATAATTTTTGTTTTTGGTGTATCTTCAGGAAATACTTTTTGTACAAATTTATCCATTGAAAGATAAATTGAATCAGTGTCCATTGCAATGACATAATCTTCGTTCTCTGTTTTGAGAAGTTCGTTTAAATATGTGTTTGCAGTTTTCTCAGCCCATTTAATAATTAACTGACCTGACATTGTAATTGCTTCGGCAAGGTCAATACTAAAGAATGCAAAGTACTGGTTTGCCATGGCACCATAAGCAGAATTTAATGCAATCTTACGAACCTGTTGATTGTTGTATGCACGTTTGATAAGTGTATCGAGTTCTCTCTTACGTTTCACATCTTGCGTTGTTTGTCTCTCACTTTGATACTCAAGCATTTTTTTCTTCCATTCTTTTCTTTCTTCATAGAAAGTTTCCATGAGTTCAGGAAACATGCCTTGTTTTTCACGTGAAAATAAAACACCATTTGGTGCAACAGCAGTATTTGTTTGTTTGCAGTATGATAAATCACATTTCTTATCAAGAAGTCTATCAATGTTGACATCTTGACGATTGGCTTTAACAAGTTTCTCAGGCGAAATATTATACTGCATAATGATATGTGGATATAGAGAGTTTAAGTCAAACGACATAACCCAATTATGACCACCGACAAGTGGTTCTTTTACATATGCGCCAACAATTGGTTTGTTCTTG